AACCTTCTTTGTACTCTAAGAGAAATATCTGATATAGACTGAGGTCTAGTGTTAGGTAATTCAAATAATAGAGAACTGTTAGCAGCATCTTTTAAAACTGCTTTACTCACTTCTAAGACTAGGTTAAAGAAGTTTGTACTAGATGTACCAATTGACTTAACATCAGAGAAATTCTGACCTGAATTCATTTTAATATCGAATAGATATAATCTATAGTTAGAGTTATCTTCTTCTACATGTCGTACTCTTGCTGTACCAATTGTCGATCCACCATGAGTTACAGCAGAACGTAAATCCATAACCTGTAGTTCATTGATATTAGGTAAACCTTTATTACCGTTAACTAAAATATAACTACCATAGTTAGCCGCGACTACTTCATTATTTGCTGTTACTGTAGCGCGAGGCTTAGAAACAACTATAGCAGTTTGACCAGCAGTAGCAACTCTATATCCATCAACGTAGCCTATACCTGGACTTACTATGTAGTTTAGTTTGCTTGTATCAGAATCGTTAGTTTCAAATTCAAGTTCAAAAGGTTTTACTATGTAATCGCCAGACTCTTCTTTTGTACGTCGTGCTAATGTATCACCTATTCTATTATAGCCATCCATAGCGCCTACTTGAGACTGAACAAAACCTGATACTATGTTTACTACTTCAATAAAGTTTTCATCTGAATCTACATCTGCTTTATTAGCAAGTGTTAATTTTATTCTATATCGATCAGCACCTGGAGATGCTAGGTTAGGCGTAGCGCCTTGATTATCAAACAGAGCTGAATTATCTGAAGATGTAACAACATCTTGAGTAACTATGAAACCTAATCTAACATCTGGATTGGTTGTATACTTAGATATAATTAAAGATTGCTCTTTAGCAAAGACAAAGTGTTCTTGAGCAAAGAAATCACCTGCATGAATAGAAGCTTTAGTACCTTGTCCAACTGCTGGATTTGAAACTGTGTTAGTTCCTTGAACAGTTAAGTTAAAAGATGTACTAGATATACCTTCACCGGCTAAGACTCTTACAGAGCTTGAGTTAGCAGATGTTTCAGTAGCAGATTTTGTATCTGTATATGTTACATATATTGTAGCTGGATCACTTGAAGTTGCAGCTAATACTTCAATTACTTTAAATTTAATATTACTATCAGAAGTAAACTCTACTCCGACTATATCTGTTATAACAGGTGGAAGAGGAAGAACAGTTGTGTCTAATTTAATAAACTCATACTCATTATTTACTGTAACTCCGCCAGGGTTTACAGCTGCACCTTCTTTAAAAATGTGAGAGCCAAGTCTACTAAGCTCCCTTTGCATGATTGTTTGTAACTGAGTAAGCTCACGAGCTTGCAATGCACGGCCACTATTAAATAGAATCCTGTGGAAGTTGTCGCTGTCTTTAAAATCATCTCTGTAAGTAGATGAGAATATTTCGGATGTAAATGCTTTTACCATATTAGTCTTCCATTAAAGTTGGATAATAATTTTTATATCTTCTGTTTGATCTGCTGATCTTTGTATTGCTGCTCTATTATCTATATACATTACTTCACCTGAGTTTGGATCTACATCACCATTTAAATAAGCATACGAATCAGCATCCGCTCCTGTATTCAATAATATACCAGCTCCATTTCCATCTATTTCACTTACTGTCTCACCTTCAGTAAAAGCAGTAAATTGAGTATCTGAATCTTGTATATACCAAACAGAAGCTGAATCAGCTTTTACTACGTAAGCTCTAGCTAGTGAAGATACACCTTCTATAGTTTTATCTGCAGAGAAAGCTGCTGACGGTGCACTGTTAAAGTTCATTCTACGCAGTGCATTACCTGTTACTCCAGTGTAGTTAGCACTACTATCAGGAAGCTCAATATTCTTAATTAGTGTAACTTGTCTAAAGTCGTTATTAACAACCCAATTTGATCCTTCATCACCGTCTGGTTTAGATGTAAACATCATAGCTGTTGCTTTAAGATCATCTCTAGGATCAGCTCCAAACCCAGCTGCAGGTCCTATAATAGGTCTTGCTGTAGCGCCAGTACCATTACCACCAGTAATTGATACATGAGCGTATGTGTATAATGATCCATGAGCTTTTGCTCCATCTGAATCTTTTACATTAATTTTAGTAACAGCTCCGCCGTTAATTGTAGCAGTACCTTTTGCTTCTGTACCATTACCTACTATAGTAACAGTTGGTACTGTTGTATATCCTGAACCACCACCTGTAACTTGATATCCAACTACTTCTCCGCCAATAGCAGCATTTTGAATACCTACTTGCTCAACATGATCAGCAGGTGAGGATGAATCAAACAATCCAAACTTAGTTACTGGCATAAAGTTAGCAGCTAAGAATTGTGATGCTCTTAAAGCACCAACTGAATATAAGAATTTCCAAACATAACCGTCTGCTGTTTCGAATGCTGTAGTTAATGTACCAGTAGGTTTAACTGTAGATGTAACAGATTGTCCAGTAGCAGCTAGTCCTGCTTCTAAACAAACATAAACATTGTTTTCGTCTGTAATAACATAAAAACTATTTGTTGGATGCCCTGTAGAGTTATCATTATACCCTTGATATATTGCTCCTAAAGACCAGGTATATCTTGGTATAACAAATGAATGAGCTTCTACATTTTTTACAGCTGTCATGTTATATTGAGCGTCTCGAATAGTTCGAATCGTATTAGATGGAGTAGGTGCTGTATCAGCGCTATCCCAATCAATAGGTCTACCTACACTAACATAATAGCTATTAGCGGCGCTATCAATATCCTTTTGTAGGCTTAAAAGAATCTCTTTTTTGAATCTATCTGTAATAATTGCTGGCATGTTATATCTCTTATGCTGTTATATAGTATAGTGCTGCTGCATCGCTTGATGTGTACAGTTTAGGCATCATTAGCATCCACCCATCTGTATTATCAACCCACACACAGTTAACTATACCGTATTGTTTTACTGTAAAGCTAGTACCGTTAAAGAATGTTGTAGGAGTTACGGTAACAGCTCCTGTAGCTCGGTTAACAAACGTTTTTGTCTGTCCTACTTCTGTACCGTTAGCTAATGTAGCAGTAGAAGCAGCGTTTAAATTAAATATAGACATTGTTCGTGCTAAACTAATAGCTTGAGCATTAGCGTTAACTGTTTCAGATTTATATGTTACACCTGTCTGTATTTCAACTAGACCTGTACCAGTACCTGACAATCCTAAACTAACATTAGTGTCTGTACCTACTGCTGCAACCTGAGGAACTCCTGTTGTAGCTGCGTTACTAATCTGAATCTCATTTACAGCAGAAGCTGTAGGAGCTAGTTTTATTATTTCTGCACCATTAACATCATTTATTGTTGATAAAATATTCGGAGCAGATATAATAGGGGTAGTTAATGTTTTATTAGTTAACGTTTGAGTATGATCATTAAATACGAATGTATCACTGTCTGTTAGAAGAGGTAGATTAACATTTCTGTCTGCAGCTAATTCTTTAACTGTAAATACATACTGATGATCTAAACTTGTATCATTAATCTGAGGTAAAGTTAAAATAGGATCTGTTAAAGTTTTATTAACAAGAGTCTGAGAACTACCAACAAGAGCAACAACACCACTTTGATTAGGAAGATCAATCTCAACTTTAGCTGAACCTTCAATAAATCCTAATACTGTATTATGTGTTAGTCCGTTATAGACTAATCCACTATCTGCTAAAGACATCTTTGAGGTAACCTGAGCACTGTCACCACCTAAAAGTTGGTACAATTCTCCAAAGTTATCATTTATTTTACCGGCAGCGATCCTGAGCGTATCGCCTGTACCATCATTGGCTGTAGTGCCTTTATTAATGTTTTGTCTTGCCATTGCTAAGTCCGTATCTGTGGTTAGTTTTATTTATAATGGTTATTATGCTGAATCTGAATCATAGTAAGTATATTTAACTTCATCCATAGTATCGAATACTTCTCTATCTTGACTAAATCTCTGAACTCTACCGTCTAGTCCAGCTGAATCTTCATCCATAGTTGGGCTAGTAGTACTAATAAGCTCTCTAATTGAATCGTAGTTGCGATCGATCTCTGATAATGGTATATCTTGAATAGCTGAAATTGCTTCTGGTAGACCTATTCTTAGTTTACCATAAGTGCCTCTACCATCTGAATCTACCTCACCAGTTAAGTCTGTTACTAGTAATGGTGTATCTAGTGTAGCTTCACCTTGTACAACAGGAATAACATTTGCTTTAACAAAGTCTGGCATAATACCGAGATTAAAATTACCTGTCTCTTCAAGTAATACTTGACCTCCAAAGTACATACCTGCTGGATGAACAAATAACTTATAAGCTTCTTTCCATTGAGATATAGGAATGTCAGCTTTTATTAGTATAGCAAATACTTGATATAGTTTATCATCTGTTATATACTTTTGAGACTCTGGACCAATACGTGATGTGTCTTCACCTATCATAAACCTGTCTTCTTTTGTATATCTTACATCAGGTGTAACTCCAAAGAAAGTTCTAAAGAACTGTTGTATAGAATATAGAGTACCTTTTGATCTGTAAAGATTGTTAGAGAATTTAGCAGCCGCTCTTTTGTTACTAAAGCCTTCGAAATAAGACTGACCAAGAAGCAGCTCATCTTCTATAAAAGATAAAAGAGATAAATCATTAGCTGTAATATCTCTTGCTGTAATAATGTCATGTACCAATCTAGCGGGAGATTGATCTGAATCTTCAAATTGATTATACAACTCAAGCATTTTAACAAGTTTAGGATAATCTTCTAAAAAGTAATCCGGAAGGACTTGCTCTACTAGATGATGATCAGTAAACCTATAATCTCTACGTAGGTTATCTTTTAATGTATAATCTCTGGGCATTTTATACTGACTCTACTATTACTGCTGATGAGAATGATGGATCTTCATCAAACGTAAGTATATCTTCTCTTTGAGGGGATATAGCACTTTGATTAGCAGGGATAGCTTTTATCTTAATAAAGTTAACACCTCCTATAACACTGGATGGTTTAAACCCAACTAAGAATAATTCTCCACTAGCAGGGTCATATGAGCCTACGTTATCTACTATAACAGATGAACCATCTAAAGTAACAATTTGTAATTTAGTGCTTTTTAGTTTATTTCTTATTTTACCAGCTCTATTATCAATATTAAAAGGAGAACTATCTATAATATAATTCTCATCATCTGCTGCTTGTATAGAGACAGGAAACCTTAATGTAAAATCATTCTGAGCATCTAGCCTAGGAATAATTCTTTGCTGCATTTTTACTTCCATACGAGATGATAGTACAGCTGGAGACACATCATCTACAAGAGTTAAGATGTTTGAACGTCTAAAGGCTTGACTGAACTTACCTGTGTTTGAACTAAAGTATTCTCTAACCACAGTATTAACAGAATCTGTAATACTATTAAGAGATAGAGTTGTAAGCTTTGGATTAAACTGGAAGAAGGTATTAGCTTCAATAAATGTTGTTATAGGGTCTAAGAATCTTAATTTAAACGAAACAATAGCTAACTGGTTTACTAAGTCTTGTATACTATTCTTTGTTGTTGTTTTAGTAGCTGGTAGCACATCATCTTCAAATACAATAGACATGTATACAGCTCCAAACTCAGGCTTAAGAGCATTCTCTCCTCCAAAAGATTTAATATCTTTAATAAGAGTAGAGAAGTTTCTAAGAACTAATGATGAATAGTCATCAGCTGTAACCATTCTATTCTGAGTAGCATATTGGAATGGAGCGTTTGTTCTAATAGACTGCTCTGATTCTTTTACATCACCACCAAGAGAGTTAGTAACTGTCTGTGCTACAATCTCATATCCAGTACCACCTACGTTTACTTGAGTTATAGGATTAAATATAGTACCGTCATTAGCAACTGGACCTGATGCTGAAAGATAATCTACTTCTATTTTATAACCTGCTTTTGGAGTAACACCGAATGTA